CGGGAATAGGCATCGGAATGATGCACGAGCTAGCGTCCACGCTCATGCAACATAAGCTCGATGAGAAAATGATAGATGTACCGCTCACGCTCCAACATGGAAAGAAACAGTTACCTTTGGGGCGATACTTACGACGGAAACTCCGAACCTTTATCGGAAGGGACATCAATGCGCCACAGGAGGTACTCGACGCACAATCGGAAGAACTGCAAACTATGCGCAAAACTGCATGGGATGCTCAGAAGTCTCTCACGACGACGATACTGGAAAAGTCTCTAGGCCGTCGTATTCAAATCGAAGCTCGCCAACGGAGAAATAAACGTGAAACGGTATAAACACTCTCTTAGCAACTACAAACTACTCTCCTGCGATATGGGTGAATTGGTCCCCATTGGTCTCACGGAGGTACTACCCGGTGACTCGCTACAGCAACACACGAACGCTCTCGTCAGGGCATCGCCTCTTTTGTCTCCTGTTATGCACCCTGTTAACGTCCGTATTCACCATTGGTATGTTCCACACCGCCTTGTGTGGGATGACTTTGAGGACTTCATTACCGGAGGTCCCGATGGGATGGATGATAGCGTCTTCCCGACAATTGCACTGCCGGCCGACACAGGCTTCGCCGTTGGCTCTCTCGGTGACTACCTCGGCCTTCCCACCGGTGTACCACCCGGAGCCTCTAGCCTTGCCGTGTCAGCGTTGCCATTCCGCGCATACGCAATGATCTTCAACGAATGGTATCGGGACCAGGACTTGATCACTCCACTTACTATCGACACTACGTCAGGCCCCGACACCACCACCAATCTGGCTCTACAAAACTGTGCTTGGGAAAAGGACTACTTTACGAGCTCCCGCCCCTGGGAACAGAAAGGACCAGCTATTACGGTTCCTCTAGGAACAACAGCACCGGTTACAGGGCTCGCGGCACCACCGTCTATCAGCTACAATACAGCCTACCCGACTTATCGCGACAGCACTGGCAACTTGATCACAGGAAGCAACTGGAACTCACTCCAGGCAGACGAACTAGCGGTTCAGGGTACCAACACACCTAATACCGCACCGCTAATCTTTGCGGACTTAACGAACGCTTCCGCCGTCACTGTAAACGTGTTACGAGAAGCTCTGGCCCTACAACGATATGAGGAAGCGAGAGCCCGCTATGGATCACGATATACAGAATACCTTGCCTATCTCGGAGTTAAATCATCAGACGCCCGACTACAAAGACCAGAGTATCTCGGAGGCGGTCAAAACGCTCTCCAGCTTTCTGAAGTTCTCCAAACGGCTGCTGACGGCAGCAACCCCGTCGGAACGCTCCGCGGGCATGGCATATCTACAATGCGCAGTAACCGCTTTCGGAGATTCTTTGAAGAACACGGCTACGTTATCTCAATGCTCTCAATCCGACCAAAAACCATCTACGCCACCGGCATCCCAAGAACCTGGAGCCGCCGCACCAAAGAAGACTTCTGGCAGAAAGAACTCGAGCACATCGGCCAGCAGGAAGTATTAGTTAAAGAGGTCTATGCAGCTGCTGACGGTACGCCTCTAGGGCCAAACGATACCTTCGGCTACCAGGACCGCTACGACGAATATCGACGTCAGGAAAGCACCATCGCCGGGGAGTTCAGGACTACCGATCTCAACTTCTGGCACATGGCGCGCATCTTCACTTCGGACACCGCACTAAACGAAGACTTTGTTAAATGCGTACCAACCGAGCGCACTTTCGCCGTTCCATCTAAAGACGTTTTCTATGTCATGGCGAAGCACTCAATCCAGGCGCGACGGATGGTCTGTCAAAAAGGCACGTCGTTTATCTTCTAACCTTGAGGGGGCGCGCGAGCGCCCCCTCATTCACTTCACTTAACTGGAGACGCCAAATGGCTAAGAACGGAAACGTCAATCACGACACCACTAAAACCTCGGACGCAATTCGCGAGCCGAAAAAATCGCCAGAGAAGCACGACGCTAACGGCTTCGAAATCGGCAACCCCACGCCGATGCAGCCGCCGCTAGGCTACAAAAAATCAGTATCGCTCGCAGAACAGATCGGCCAGCAGGTACGCCTGGCTAAGCTAGAAATGCTTGAAAACCGACACCTCGACGAAACAGAGGAGGAAGCCGACGACTTCGCTATCGGCGACGACTACGAACCGCTTTCGCCTCACGAAAACGACCACGTACCATCAGTCGTGGAACTCAAGAAAAAGGCGAAAGCACTTAACGAGCGGATCAAAGAAGCGAATCGCCGGGAGGCTATCGACCGGCACCGCGAGGCACTCGGGCTCCCTAAGATGGATCACGACAAGCCCCCTCAGGAGCCCGCTCCAGCGCCTCCTAAGGCACCCGACACTGCCACTACCTAGGGCGCGAGCCCCGGAGCCACCCCTCACATCAACGGGGGGTGGCGTAGCGGGCGAGCCCTGGTGAGCCCGCTACTTCACTAGGCACTTGCGCACGCTAAGACTCCTATCTCATTATCCCGTGTGCGCCCCCGAGGGCGGCTTGCCGTCCCGAGGCACCCCAAACCCCACGAAAGGCACCCCGCGTAATACCTCTCCCTTGATACGTATTACGCTAGGTGACACCAACATGGCACGTAGACACTCCCGACCTACCCCCACGCAGCGCGATGTCTACACCTACACCCGCATCGCTAGACCCACTCTGCTGCGTCCTACTCAACTCTTAACCAGAAAGGTGACTTTCAATGCCACACCCACGCCGCAACCTATCCCCGACCGGCGTCACTATCGGCCTGAACGAAGGCCCGCAATCAGAACGCTTGCGTCTCGAACTGCTAGATTTAATCACACAGGCTTACAAAGCCTTTACCAATCGCCCTGGCAAGTCGCTGTCCCTAACCGTGTTGCGACTTGTGTACGAAGAAAACAACGAAGGGAAGGTCTCCACGCACTTCGTCGTACGCATAAAGGATCAGGATCACGTAGGCACTACACCTATGAGTCTTTCATTCACTGCCGCTAAACTCTCAGAAGGAGACATGGAATGCTTGGCGAACTTCTAAGCGCAGGAACGTCTATTCTCGGCGGCATAATGGGCAATAACGCCTCAAAGAAAGCCGCCCAACAACAATACGAGCACCAAAAGGAATTCGCGCAATCAGGAATACAGTGGAAAGTAAAAGATGCAGAAGCCGCCGGTATCCATCCTCTCTATGCCTTGGGCGCAAATACTGTCTCTTATTCCCCGCAATCCGTCGGAGGCCCTGATTTCTCATTCGTTAATCAGGCAGGACAAAACATCGGACGCGCAATCGACGCGACGCGCTCGAACCCAGGCAAGATGGAAGCATTCGGCATTACGGCGGCGCAGCTACAAAACGAAGGTCTCGCGCTCGACAACGAATACAAGAAGATACAGCTCGCTTCTGCCGCTCGTCTTGCTAATCAAACTCAGCTTACCCCCGGAGTTCCAAGCCCGTTCGATCGGGTTGCCCCTAATGGCATTGCAGGGCAAGGCAACTCTCCGCATTTACCACCCGAGCACCGTATTACCGACCCTCAATTTACTAAGAACTTGCGTTTCGGAGGCAGGGATATTGCTCCCGACCCAGCACAATCAGACGCGCAAACTTTTGAAGACAGATACGGGGAAACCGTGTCAGACTGGATCGTAGGCCCTTACAACGCCTATCGTGACTTCCAGTACAACACTCGGTCACGAGACCCTAACCACTTCGAAAGAGTACGTCGTGGAATGAGCCACCAAACCCCAGCAAGGAGATACTAATGGCATACCGCCGTAGACGCCGTTCTAGCCGTCGCCCCCGCCGCTCCCTCCGTCGCATGCGCAGGGGAGGCGCACGACCAATCCGGATAGGACACCGCTTCTAACGTGAACTGTGAAAGACCATACGTAATGGCTGGGGGGGCATATGGCTGCGGTCAATGCCTCCCTTGCCGCATCAACCGCCGCCGCGTTTGGCAACACCGCATTCTATTGGAGGCAGCTCAACATGCAGACAACTGCTTCATTACGCTTACTTACGACGATGCAAACTTGCCTCTGGATTGTTCAGTCAGTCCACGAGAATTACAGCTATTTGTTAAACGACTTAGAAAAATCACAACTGGAAAAGTTCGCTACTTCGCTTGCGCGGAATATGGCGAGCAATCTGGAAGACCTCACTACCACCTTGCACTCTTTGGATACCCCGGCTGCGACCGTGGTGTTACGGATAACCGACGAGCTAGATGCTGCCCTAGCTGCGATGCTGTCAGAAAGGCTTGGCCTTACGGGTCAATCCTTATCGGAGAACTCTCCGAGCACTCAGCCGCTTACGTCGCCGAATACGTATCCAAAAAATATACTGCCGTTCAAACCTTTGCCAAGCGACACCCGCCGTTCGCGCGCATGTCGTTACGACCGGGAATAGGCATCGGAATGATGCACGAGCTAGCGTCCACGCTCATGCAACATAAGCTCGATGAGAAAATGATAGATGTACCGCTCACGCTCCAACATGGAAAGAAACAGTTACCTTTGGG